TTTAATTAAAATCGTGTTGTGCTGTATTAATTGGCGGACGTTTGTCACTCTCAGGAACCAGTGTTGGTTTCCCTTGAGGCTTTTCAATGTAGCTTCCTAGAACATCCTCAAATCGCTTCTTACCGATAAGAGAGGTCATGGCGGTAATGCCAAGAAGCTTTTGTTCATATGGATCAAAGCCTTCTGAACTGACGGCATTAGCAACTGCAGCTTCATCGGTGTATTTTCGATTGGAGCGTCCTTCGACAAGCTTCCATCCGTTCCACTGTTTTCCGCTGACTGCTGCTTGCAGTGCATAATCTTTGATATCTGATGCCCAGGAGATTAGACCATCGATTTTATTTAGGATGTCTTCAACCTCGTAATCATCTAGTAGAGGGGGCATCTTGAAGTCGTATTTGGCCAGCTCCATGTTGTATTCAGCTCTGGTGCGACATTCGTGCTTTGCTTTGCAAAACCCACACCACTCACCACACTTGAAGTCCCCTTCACCAGCAAAGGCCAGCTCTGCAGTTGGTTTAAGAACTTCATTAGCCCATTGGTATAGAGATTCTTTGGACACTGTGTAGGTAGAAATGTTGTTTCTACGAGGCTGATAGATAGTCATGGAGACAGTATCGATGTCATAGATTCCATCGAATATTTCTAGGGCACCCAGTGCATAGAGCTTCATCTGCGGATTGTCTTCTGCCTCAACTAAAATGCCCTGTCCATGCTTGTAGTCGCATACGTGGATCTGGGAATCAGCTACGATCAAGCAATCTCCGGTCCCGAAGCCGCCTTCAACGTACTTAGAGAAGTCCAGCCTTTGTTCTATAAGAACAACCGGATCTGAGCATTTTTCTTTTGCAGCTTCTACCAGCTCAAGAATATAAGCAGCATAGCCGTTCGCACATTCTTCCATCTCTTCACTGTAGTAGGTGAGATTCTCTGTTGGGTCTTTTGAAGGGAGTCCAAGAGCAACTTTTAATTTGTACTCACATAGGGTATGAGCATCGGTGCCTTCTGCGGCGTAGCTACTTCCTTTATCTTCATAAAACTCACTGAGCCTGACAGAAGGAGGACAGTTCAACCACCTATGAGATGAAGAGGCTGAAAGAAGTGCATGCTTACCCATTTCCAAGGACCTCGGCTTCTGCTAGAAGCGCTGGATAATCGGAAGCGTTAATTTCTGACAGCTTATCAGCACCATACTTTTGAAGTAGCTCCCGTATTTGTGCTGTGTGGCCATCTCGACTTTTTTTTGCCAGGACAGCTCGTACTTCTTCGAGCGTTATAGCCTTTTCTTCTGGTGCCGGCATTTCTGCTTCGGTTGTTTTAGACTTGTCGCTGCTGCTGAACATGCTGGAAAGAGACTGAGATATGCTTATCAGCGCTTCGCCACATTGGTTCAGTTCTTTTACTAGTAGAGAGAGTTCACTCATTTTGCCCATCTGGTTTTCCTCCTTTTTCTTTCTCTTGCTGCGATAGCGTTGTAAGCTTCTTAGCAAGGCGCTTTGACACTACGCTGATGGCGGTAAGAACATCGGCCAGTTCTTCATCCATTTCGGGATCCCGGCTCTGAGTGTCAGTTTGGTTTGCTTGATTCTGCATTGTTTAACCTCCGTTCCGAGGGCTGTTTTGTTCCCCTCAACCTTCACAGGACAAAAGTGAGAAGTTTGAGTAATAACTTTGAAAAATAGTTTTAATAGCGCCCTCTGATATCCACAGGACACCAGAGGGCATCTTGAGTAATGAATTACTCCCAATCTTTTAGAGCTTCTCTAAGTTGAGCGAAAATCTTAATCTTTCGGTTGTTGACTGTCTTCTGAACGCAACCGATACGTTCGGCAATTTCACGTTCAGGCAGTCCTAAACTGTAGAGCTCAGCAATACGGCGATTCTCTGGGTCAAGTTCATCCAGGGCAGCGAAGAGATCCTCAAGAATCAGCTTGTCCTCCACAAGTTCATCAATGTTAATTGAATCTGGTACGTCGAAACCATCATCACTAAAGTTATCCAATGACAGGACGCTGCCAGTTCTTTGCTTATCGCATGTACTACAATCCTCCATACAGCGCTTTGTGCTACCTTTACCGTTACTGATGATGCAACGTTTCTCACGCTCTTGACGTTTTTTCTCAGCCCATAACGGCTGCTTGTAGGCACGATATACTTCCTCTGTGACTTCAACAACTTGATCCTCGATTGTTAGGTGCCAAGCACCATCATAAAAATCCTTGTTCTTTGGTTGACCTTGATTTGTACTGTTTTCCATTTGATTTCCTCCTTTGATTGACAATTGAATTTTTTGTGTGTTAAAATGAATTAGTGTGATTTGATATGAATTGCATTAGTTTTTGGGCAATAAAAAAAGCCCTTGTGAATCACTCACAAGAACTATCCAAATCTTGATAGGGTTAATGTCTAGAAAAGATAAGGTTAATAGCGTTAATAAAGTCAAAAGTTATCTATGGAGGCAAAAAAGTGACAAATACTGCATATCCGATTTTATGTGGCGGCACTTTCCTCACACAGATTCTACAATCGAGGAAGCCTACTGCATCGCGTCGCCAGCGTACCCAAGGTACAACAGAAATTTTTCGTGAGCCTGATGTTATGTTTGGACTCATGAAACTTGTACAACCTGACTACATAAAACCCGCTGGTGAGACATTTAAAACATATACAACCAATTATAAAAAGTGTGCTGAATATACGCCGGATGACTTGAAGTTTGAAAATGAAACAGTCATTGCGGCGTTCTTAGAACGCTTAGAAACGGACTATACTACTGAATTGGGAAAGGCAACTGCTTTTGTGAATCGGTTTATTGACATTGGAACAACTACGCAGAATGATGTATTCCTAGTTAAGCGGCTTATTGAAGTGATTAGAGATGATAGGAGCATTAATGACGAAACTAGATTTATCATAGGTAGGGATGCTACAGCTATCACTAAAAGAGAACTTATAGAGGTGGAAGAAGTTTATCTGCCTGCTTTTCTTCTGGATATATGGAAGTTTATTGTTACGGAGCGAAAGGATAACCAAATTGGGGCTGTAACAATATCTGCATGGAAGCATCCGACTGCACAAGGAAGGTACGTAGGGAATGATGGTTCGAGTATTACACAAACCATTAAGGTCCTTTGTGATGTTATTGAAGTATCTGAGGGTTCAAATTCTGAAACACAGGAAGCTGCAACTACTGAAGAACCAGTTGTTGAGAAATTTGTAATGCCAGATGTTTACACTTATCTTCGTAATGCAGAAGACAGATATAAAACGATAAAAACTTTACTGGATCCTGACAATCCAAGACTGTTTTATGATTTTTACGTGTGTAACGGCATCAGATGCCGAACTCATGAGAGTCGGAGTATGCCAAGACAGCGAAACGTCTTCATAATTGAGGATGCAACAGTTGAAAAGATTGCCCAGCATACAAAGTTTGCCATTCTTTGTGGGACTGGTGGACTTGGAAAATCCATGATGATGAGACATCTCTTGTTAAATGCCATTGCAAATTTCGATGATCTTAAACTGTTTCCGGTTTTCGTTCCATTGAAAGACTATGATGAAAATGTAGATTCATTGTTCGAGTACACACACTCAAAAATTGTTTTATTTGACAGAAGCTTAACCAAGAGCCAATTAGAACAAATACTTGATAATGGATCTTGTCTACTGCTCTTTGATGGACTAGATGAAATAAGTGCAGGACATCGACGTAGGTTTGAACGTGAATTAGATGAAATGACTGATAAATATACAAAGAATATGTATGTATTGTCTTCACGGCCATTTCAATCTTTCGTTTCTTTTGAGCGTTTTAATTTATTGTATTTGATGCCTTTTAATACAAGGCAGGCAATGAAATTAATTGATAGGCTGGAGTTTCGTCCGGATGAGCCAGAAATTAAAAAAAAGTTTCTAAGTTTATTGGAAAAGGGGCTTTTTCGTACGCATCGATCTTTCACTGAAAACCCACTATTACTGACAATTATGCTTTTGACATTTGAACAATTTGCCGAAGTGCCTTCAAAGATGCACGTATTTTACAGAGAAGCATTTGAAGTTTTAGCTAAGCGTCATGATGCGAGCAAAGGTGCTTACAAGCGC